TGAGTAACAGTCATGCTAGTTGGTGCACCTGTACCTTGATAAGCAAACAAGGTATAATGACTAAAGTTAGCATAAAAGGTTGTAAGTCTATCAAAATTATCTATTGTTTCAATATAACTTCTTACACTGGGATCATTATAACGCATGCCCGATGATGGAGTTACTGTAAAACGCCAAATAATTCCGCCACGACTTAATGAACGAACTGTTTGATCTCTTGCCATTGTTTGGCTTACAATGCCGCGTTTATTAATCTGAATATCTTCAGCATTGTCTATAATCCATTGAAAACTCATTATCTAAATCCTCCGCCTGGAACCATATTTTGTCCACGCAATGTTACTGCATAAATGAAGCTAGGATCAGCGGCAACCATCTGTTGAAAACTACGAGCATCAACAGCATTGATATTATAGGTAACATTGGCACCCATTCCTGAATTTGGAGTAACAGTCTTACCTGCGGCTCCACTGATAATTTCAGGACCCCTTTCTCCTACTACTACAGGAGCATTGGTTCCAATAGTGCCGCCATCAGCGAAACCTAATAATTTACCAAAACCCGATAATAATCCTGCTCCAGCGGCCGCAGGTTGTCCTGCTCCGGGTATAGTTGGACTTGCAAACAGTCCACCAATTAATTGTCTAATCTGACTACGCAAAATGTCTTCAGCTATATTTTGCAACATTGTATCAAAACTTAGTTTGCCTGTTTTTGCAAATTCAACAATAGTATCTTCCATACCCTTTGTAGCAGTATTGAATATTGTTGCGGCAGCTGTAGCACCATTTCTAGCATCTTCAGAATATTTCTTAAACGCTTGTTCCCAACCTTGACTAAATTCTCTTGATTGTTTTGTAATTTCAAGATTCGTTGCCGATAATGCTTTTGCTGATTGAGCAATACTAGAATAATTTTTTTCTAAATTTTTATTCAATTTATCAGCAGTCTCTTGGCTAATTTGTCCTAAAGTAACTTGATCTTGAATGCTTTGTGCAATTGCTCGACCAATTCCTTCATAGCCTTCTTTTAATAAATTAACATTATCAGTTGCTTCACTAATGACTTTGATTGCTTTATTTCTATCTCTGTCACTAATTTCAGAAAGGTTTTTAGTTAATTCAGCACGAACTTGTTGTATTTCGACTAATTTTGATTCTACAGTAATTTGATTAGTATAACTAGATAAATCAATTGCCTGTTTTGCTCTAGCATTAAACATTTGTTGTTCAGCATTTGAATAATTTGTTTGAATAGCTTGAAGTGTAGTATAAAAAGTTTTTTGTTGGGCTAGATAACTTAAACTATTTTGAGCTTTATCTTGTTCAGCTTTTATATTAGATTTAATTTGGGCTTCTTCTTGTTTATAAAGGCCTAAGTTAGCATTTCGTGTAGCAGTATCCATTGAATTATATTTTTGTTTCAATTGGAATAATGCATTATTACCTTCTATCTGAATTTTATTCAATTCATCGGCGATGGTGATTTCTTCTTTATTTCTTGATAGGTTATCTAATTCTAATTGATATTTGGCTTGGGCATTTTTAAAATTCTTATCAAGTTCTTTACCAATATTCATTAATTCATTTTTTTGGCGTTGAAGAACATCGATTAATCCAGTTTGATCACGAGTAGTTTTTTCAGCTATTTTTTCTTGTGTTTTACCATTTTCTTTGGCTTGATCATCACTAGATTTTAATAAATCAGTATATTCAGCAACAGCATATCCAGCGGCAATTAGGGCACTAGCAATAGCTATAAATGGATTGGCACGGGCCGCAATAGTAATTGCTACCAAAGTATCACGAAGAACTAGTAATCCTCTAATAACTGCGGCACTACCCATAAACACTAAGGCTAATCCAATAGCTTTAAATGTTGCTGTCATTGTATCGATATCTGGATTAATTTGTTTAATAATATCAAATATTGGTTTGAATGCTTGTGCAAATGCCAATTGAATACTCATTAATATACGCTTCATATTATCAAAGGCATCATTGGCACTTTGTACCGCAGGAGCAAATCGTTCCATCTCCTGGCGTGATTTCATTTCATCTTCGTAGAATTTCTTAATGTCCACATTGGCAAATGTTCGGCCAAAGAATTGTGCCGCTAAGGCATTTCTTCGTAACGGATCTTCAATTTCACTTAATGATTTAAGAACTTTGTCACGCAATGCTTGTTGTGACATAGTACCTAACTCTTCAAAACTAATTCCTAAACTTTGAATAGCATGGTAAGCTCCGGTATTACCTTTATTAATACCTTCGATAGTAACAGCAAAGCGTTCCATGATACGGGCAGTTTGATCAATCTTACCACCATTTTGTCCTAATGCCTGTGTGAATGCTAATACACTACCTATACTATCTTCAGTAGCATTAGCAGTATTAACAATTTTATCAGCAAAACTGGCAACGCTTGCACCTAAAGCAAGAAATGCGGCACTGGCCAATTGAGCAGCCTGTGGAATTTTATTAAATTCAGTGGCAATGTTGTTGCCAAATTGAGTTAATTTTTTATTAACAGACTCAATTGCCTCAAGAGCTTGGGTAACATTGGCTGTTATATTAAAATTTGTATCATCAGCTGCCATATTATTTTCCTAAAATTTGTTGTAAGCGTTTGGCGGCATATTGTTTAGTTGGAGTAGTCATACCATGCGGAGCTTGATTACTTCCGCGCATGCCTCTATTGGTCATATGGCGTCCTTTGTCAAGAACTCCTGCGTATTGATAATTGGCTTCAATGGTACTGCCATTTAATGTTGTGTTTGATCTAGCATTGCCTGATTTAATTGGAGTGGTTTTCTTAAAATAATTGTAAACATCTTGAGGATACATTCTCATCTTTTGTTGAATATTCTTAAGATAAGGTTGTGTCTTATTAGGCATTGTTACTGTAAAATTAATCATTTTTCATTCCTAACTCTTTCAAGCATGGCTTTTAATTCTTCTGTATTGGGTCTTGGCACAGATTCAGGTGGAGCTCCGGCTTCTAATCCTTTTTGGTAATGATACCATTTGGTACTAACATCTAGGACAAATAAATCAAGCGTAGTTCCATTGCTAAGAGCTTGGCTTGGTAAGCATCCATATTTTTCAGCGAGGTTGTTTAATGTTAGCACCATTTTTATCAAAGGGTCTTCCCAATCTGGTTCCTCGCCAACTACTTTCCCAGAGTTTCAACTAATTTCGATATAGCTCTTAACAAAATATTACTTGGTAACATATTTTGATCATTGATAATTTCTTTGCCATTCTCATCAAGAATCAAAGTTTTTACAATGCCTATCATTGCTCCGTTGTCTAATTGACTAGCAGAGGCTAGTTTCATGAATACATCAAGAGGTTGGCGATCCCATGAATAAAATTCAATAGGTTCGTTGTATTGTTTGACAGTATCTTCGTCATCCAATAGAATTTTGGTAAGTTGGGGTTTTGCGGCTAGTTGTGATAGTTTCATCTTTTAATCCTTTCGTCTGTTAATCATCGTATTAACCATTAAGAGTACAAAACTTACTCTGCTGGTTGCCTTTTCTAAATCATTGCGAGCACACTTCAATTCATTCATTGCCTTGGCAATTTCAGGAAGCATGGCTTCTATTAATTCTTCGTCCTTTTTATCTAGAACATCCATTGATCTTTTTCCTTATATAATATTTATTGTAGAAACAAAATAAGGGCTATAAAAGCCCTTATCTTGCAATCTAGAATAGATTAAGACACTGTACCAGTTGTGTTTTCAACTGTGTATTCGCCTGTTACAACAATAGTTAATGGTGTTACCCATACTGGTGCTGTAGCATTGATAGCAGGTGCTAATGCTGTAATATAACCTTGACCAGTGATCAAGTAATCGTTTGCTGTTGATGTCAAGTCTTGAACTTTAATTTCAAAAGCAATCTTTGTTTTATTACGGCTTAGACCCATGATACCTTGTGCTTGAACAGTACTGGTTTGGGTTGTGCCACTTAATGTTGTTCCAAAGAATGTTGCTGGATCTACAACAATATTCATTGTTACTTCATTAGTTGCTGTTGTTGGTACAACATACTTGGCTGTGCTATCTAGCTGTGACCAAATATGAGTATCGTTAGCATTTTTGACTGTCATGTCAACCAATGCTGGTACAGTTAGAGGTGTTCCCCCTAATGTTGTGGAACCTGTAGACACATCAATCTTTAGAGTGACCTGTCCCGCGGTACCGGGTGCTGGGTTAATATAACTCATTTTCTTTTCCTTATAGTGGTATTAATTTTACAAAGTGATATTCAAACTCTGTGATTAATGCATCTTCTATAAATGATGTTTTGACTGTACATAATCGTTGGGTAACGCCCTGAAGTTCAGGTGTAAGTCTTGCATCTTTTATTGTCTGTACAATAGTTTCATAGTTTGGTATCGGCTGTTTTGCATCAGTAACTAAGAACGCACGGATATTAGTATGTTCATTGGTTGCTCCGCTACCATCTAACGCATTTAGAGCAGTTATTTGGTTAACTTGATCAACATCAACATAGATATGTTTCTTATTCTTAAAGTAAATGGGATTGCCATCAATTAGATACGGAAGATGCTCCGCAACAATAGCAGGAGTTAGACTCCTTTTATTGCTGTTCAAATAATTAACGATAGCCTGTCTCATCTTACTCTATGAAGTCTAAAATTACCAGGACGCTTTTCAGTTTTGGCAATGTTACCATCACCATTAACATCATACCAATCTCCATTGTTTACTAATTCAGTGAACAATAATT